TCAGCATAGACTTGAAGCATATAAGTTTTTGAATGTTCCAATTACTTATATAATAAAAGAGGGTCTGGATATTTTTGATATTAGAAAGTTGAACTCTGTATCAAGAAAGTGGACTATGGAAGAATATCTTATGAGCCATGTGAAACTAGGCAATACGGATTATGAAATTCTTGAATGGTTTCATAGGCACTATGAGTTTAGTATTTCGGACTCTATCTCTATGTTAAATAATAAAGGTTATCATACGGCTATTGACTTAAATGATTTTAAGAACGGAAACTTTAAAGTTATTGATTTAGAGTGGGCAAAAGATACGGCTAATAAAATTATGACAGTTGGAGAATATTTTCCATTTTGGAAGAAAAGAACTTTTGTTGGTGCTATGATTTCTGCACTAAAAGATTCTACTTTCGTTTGGAAAATTTTTGAGACTAGACTCAAGAATCATTCTTCTAAGTTAAAGAATCAAGGTAGCCGTAATGATTTCATCTTGAATATTGAGCGACTATATAATCATAATACGTCTGCAAGTAAAAAGATAAGATTGCAAGTATATGGAACTAGATAAGGGAGAAAAAGAAGTGAAAAATAAAAGTTGGTTTGATGACCATGTTATTATTGATTTTGGCGATAGCGAAAAAAATAAAAAAGTAGCAGAAAATTTTAAAGAGAAGCTAAAAGAAAAATTAATAGAGGAAACGGAAGACGATAATGATTGAACTCTTAAATAGTGTTCAGTTTCCATTAAAGACCAAGCCTTACGATCATCAAAGAGACGCACTCTTTAGAAGTTATGACAAAGAAAACTTTGCATACTTCATGGAGATGGGGTGTGGCAAGTCAAAAGTTTTGATTGATAATATGGCTTGGCTTTATTGGCATACGAAGATAGATACGGCTATTATTGTAGCACCGAAAGGTGTGTATACGAATTGGAAGAACAATGAACTACCGATACATTTATCTGACGATATATCATCAAAGGTATATATATGGAAGGCGAATCTCACGAAACGAGAAACCACGGAGTTAAAAAGCTCCGTGGGTGGGGAAGCAAGAAGAAACTTACGAATACTACTAATCAATGTAGAGGCTTTTGCGACTAAAAAGATATTCAAGTTTCTTGATACGTTTACCCATAGAAGTAATTATCTAATAGCCGTTGATGAATCAACAACAATTAAAAATATCAAAGCCAAGAGAACCAAGGCTTTGATAAAATTTGCAGAGAGAGCCAAGTATAAAAGAATACTTACGGGTGCTCCTATAACAAAGTCTCCATTAGATTTATACTCGCAGTTTTTATTTATGAGTCCAAAGCTATTGAACTTCTGTTCCTTTTGGTCTTTTCAAGCACGATATGCCGTGATTAAAAACGTCAAGATGGGGACACATCAATTCAATCAAATTGTAGGCTATAAAAATTTGGAGGAATTAAAGAAAAAGATTGATCCTTATTCTTATAGAGTTACGAAAGAAGAAGCACTTGATCTACCACCCAAAACATATGTTACAAGACAAGTTGACATGACAATGGAGCAAGAGCGACATTATCAAAGTATCAAAAAAACATCAGTAGCATTACTTGAAGGTGGAGATATGGTTACTGCACCCGAAGTTATGACACGGCTTCTGCGATTGCAGCAGTTGCTTTGTGGTTATCTTGTTACTGACGAAGGCGAAGTAAAACATATACCAAACAATAGGTTATCGACATTACTTGAAGTAATAGAAGAGATGGAAGGTAAAGTTATTATATGGTCTAGGTTTCGCCATGACATCATGAAAATTTGCAGTAGTTTAAAAGGTGTGTATGGACAAGATTCGACAGTATCTTACTTTGGCGATACGACTATGGCACAAAGGGACGAGGCGATTGCGAGGTTTCAGAACCAGGAAGATCCCACGAGGTTCTTTGTCAGTAATGCACAAACGGGTGGTATGGGAATAACACTTCATGCCGCGACAAATGTAATCTACTATTCCAACGATTTTAATTTGGAGTCCCGTGTTCAATCAGAGGATAGGGCACACAGAGTTGGACAACATAATCCCGTATTATATGTAGATTTAGTTTGTCCCAATACAGTTGATGTGCATATAGTTAAAACTTTAGTTAATAAAAATAAATTAGCAAACATAACATTAGGAGAAAGGGTTTTGGAATGGCTAAAGGTGTAATAAACAATGGGCGATAATGGTAAAAGAGTTAGTTTAAATCACTGCAAGGTATGTGGAATAGAATTACCACCGACAAAAGAAAGACGGACACACAGAAAAATGTGTTGGGATTGTCGGGGGGAGTATCAATCACAGAATCAAGACTTGAGACAAATATTTAAAGAACTACAAAAAGAAGCTAAGAAAAGACCCGTTCAAGACGAAGGGGTTTTTGAAGACGATCCAAGAGCAATGCAAGAAGATAAACATATATATCGGAGGAAGTACTATGAGTAAGTTAAGAGGCGAAAAGATTGTAGGTAATGCAGGTGAAAATGCAACAGTCCTTAAACTATCCATGCTTGGTTACGCTGCATCAACTGTGAAACAAGATGGTGTAGATATTGCCGTGGTTGGTGGTGCAGGATTAAAGGTGGCACAACGGGTGGAAGTGAAGACAGTATTACAGAGTGATGATATGAGAAGATATAATTTTACCATATCAAGAGGAGCCGACAAAAGGTGCTACACCCGAAAGGACTGCGATATTATAGCATTAGTGGCACTAGATATTACGGCTTATTCAACCTCTAGTACTTGCGCTGTTTTGTTTTTTCCCGTGGAATCTTTCATGAGTGTTAAGTCGTTGAGCCTAACACAAAATGATTTCTTACAACCATCAGAAAAAAATCAGTGGAAAGAGGTGCTAGATTATAGCCAAGATATGATGGCAGAAGTTCTTAAGATGGATAAACTTAGAAGAGAATACAAAGTATATGAGAAAGTATAAGATTTTATGCTTGACGTATGTGAGTTAATAATGGTAGAAGAAGTTATTAATTCCTTAGAATTAATTATTGAAAAAAAAGTTCGGGTAGGGAGTTGCATGTTTCTCCTTTCAGTTATGGTTATCCCTACCCATTCTTTTTATGGAGTAAAAAATGGATACAGATAAATGGAAGTCAATAGCAGTACCGATTGATACATGGAAGATACTGAATGAATTGGCTAAAGAAAATTTTAGAACAGTGGGTGGTACAATTACCTATCTGACACAAAAAGAATACGAGTCCCAAAAACTCGTTGACGAGAAGGTATAATAATATAAACTATATCTTCTATTAACCGCCGAAGGGCATAAACTTTAACGTAGAAGGAGAGAACGATGAGTGATGTGTATTCACTATTTGAGAAAGAGGCAGCTGACCCTCAAGCATTTAATAAAGTCAGAGAAGGCGACACTAAAGATTTGTCGTCTTTAATTCGTAGGTCTATTGAATTAGATCAACATATCAAAGATACCGAAGCACAACTAAAAGACCTTCAACAAAAGAAAAGATCTGTAGATGAGGAAGATATTCCATCATTGATGCAGACTATGGGTGTTGAAAGTCTGACAGTTGATGGTAGCAAAGTTACTATAGATAAGTATGTTTCTGCTAGAATACCCGAAACTAAGAAGCAAGAGGCTTTTCAATACTTAAGAAGTATTGGAGAAGGCGATCTTATCAAGAACGAAGTTATCGTGAGCTTCAGTATGGGTCAAGATAATCAAGCTGGTTCTGTAGTTGCAGACCTTGAAGACAAAGGTTTCGCACCCGTAAAGAAACAGCATGTTCATCCAATGACTTTAAAAACCTGGATAAAAAATAGAATTGAAAATGGTCACGACATAGACTTTGATCTATTCGGTGTATACCAGGGTAACCGTGCTAAAATCAAAGGGGGTCAATAATGAACCAAGTTGCACAGAAAAAGGCTACAGAAGTGGTAGTATCAGAGTTAGATAAAATGTTACAAGCTGACGCTGGTATTGGTCTTGAGAATATCACTACGGAAGATATGCAGATACCTTTTATAAGGATTATCCAAGCATTATCTCCACAATTACAGAAGGACGATTCTCTGTATATCAAAGGCGCTGAACAAGGCGACATCTTTAATACTGTTACACAAGAAGTGTATAAGCAGGACGAAGGTGTTTTAGTTGTTCCCGCTTTCTTTGAGAAAAAATTCTTGGAGTTTGCACTGCGATCAAGTGGTGGTGGTTTTGTAAGAGAACTATCATCAGATGATAAGGACATAGCATTGACCACCCGAGAGGGTAGCATTGAGATGTTACCAAGTGGTAATGAGTTAGTCCGTGCACATCAACATCTAGTGATGGCAAAGTCTTCTGACGGAACTTTTGCACCGAGTGTTCTTGACATGAAAAAAACACAATTAAAAGTGTCTCGAAGATGGAATACTTTAAAGAATAGTGCTAGGTTACCAAGTGGCATGTTAATGCCAATTTACGGAACGGCTTGGAACTTAACCACTGTCTTGGAAGCTAACGATCAAGGTAAATGGTTTAATTATAAGTTGGATCGTGTGACCGACATTACACCTGAGATAGAGAAGATGATGCTTGAGGCTCGTATGATGTATCAAAGTGTAAGTAAAGGCGAGGTCAAAATGGCTGCTGCTTCTGCTGATGAAATATCAGAGAAAGAAGATGTACCATTTTAATTAAACTAGCCGTGTAGATACCTCCTCCATCTACACGGCTTTTTATTTTTTGGAGAGAAGAGTGAATTTAACAGAAGAATTATTACTTGCGTTTGAAGGCTTTGACGGAGCACACGGACAGACGGAAGTTTCAAATCAAAGAATGAACGGCAAACAAAAAGCCAAATCATTTATCGTAAGAAATCCATTAACATTAGAACTTATGCAAGGACATGTAGACGGCAGAAAAGGTGTCGGTTCTATACCTATCAATGCAGAAAACAAATGTAAGTTTGGTGCATTAGATATTGATGAGTATCCTTTGGATCACAATGCCTTGGTGGACAAATTAGAAAAATTAAAAGTACCGTGTATCGTGTGCCGTAGTAAAAGTGGGGGTGCACATATATTCTTTTTCTTTACGGAGTGGATGGAAGCTGCCGATTTCAGAGATAAATCTGCCGAGATAGCAGCTGCATTAGGTCATGGACGTTGTGAGATATTTCCAAAGCAAGAGCAGGTGTTGGTGGAGCGAGGAGATGTAGGCAATTTTATAAACCTACCATACTTTGATTCCGAACAGACTCTGCGATTTGCCGTAATCAAGGTTGGCAAAAAATATACAGAGGCAACACTTTCTGAGTTCATAGAGCAAGTACATAAGATAAAGTGTGATCCTAAAAAATTCATGGAACTATCTGTGGGTGGTAAACCAAACTTATTTCCTGGTTATGTTCCGTGCCTCAAGTCATTGTTGAGCATGGGTATATTTGAAGGTGGTAGAAACAAGGCAGCTTTCCAACTTGGAGTTTTCTTACAAAAAGCATCTCCGAATGATTGGAAGATGCAGTTGGAGCAGTTGAATGTAAAACATTTTACACCACCTTTACCAGCATCAGAGATAGTGACAGTCCAATCTACATTAGAGAAGAAAGAATATCAGTATCTATGTAAGGAAGAACCCATGTCATCACATTGTAATCAAAGTGTATGTCGTGGATTAAAGCATGGTATTGGTGCTACATCAATGCCTGCTATCAGTGGATTATCTGTAATTCTATCGGAGCCTAGACTTTGGTTCTTGGATATAGATGGCAGAAGACTTGAGTTAACAACAGAAGAACTACAAGCACCGAGGCTATTTCAGAGAGCATGTATGGAGCAGTTGAACTTCATGCCACCAAAGATGAAGGATGCAGATTGGGAAGTACAAGTCAACGGTCTGCTTGAGAACTGTAATGAGATAGCCGTGCCACAAGAACTGACATACAAGGGACAGTTTCTATCTTACCTAGAATTGTTTTGCACCGGCAGAGTACAAGCACAGAGTTTTGAAGAAGTTGTTATTGGTAAACCGTTTACAGATGTAGAAGATGCAAGAACTTTTTTTAAGTTAGATGCGTTGATGGAGTTCTTGAGAAGCAGAAAGTTTGATAACTACACAAGGGCACAAGTCCAAGAGAGATTGAAAGAAATAAACAACGGAGATAGTTCGTTAGTTAAAAAGTTTCAGAACTCACAAGGTAAGTGGAAATCTGTAAGAGTCTGGTGGATACCAGAGTTTGGTGGAGAAGTAGAACTTAAACCAATTACTATAGAAGAAGAGGAGGTCCCGTTCTAATGACAAAACTATACACAACTGCACCGACTACAATTTTTGGACCGCCTGGAACAGGCAAAACAACCGCTTTAATTAAGTTAGTGCAAGAAAAATTGCTTGATGGTGTTAGACCTCAAGACATTGGGTTCATGTCTTTTAGTAGAAAAGCTGCAACAGAAGCAAAAGAAAGAGCTTCAAAAATCTTGGATTTAAATCCGAAGGACATGGTTTATTTTAGAACCTTACACTCACTTGCTTTTAGTTGGCTTGGCTTGAGTACATCAGAAGTAATGTCGGGCCGTGATTATAATGAACTAGGTAAACTTGTTGGTTTAGATTTCAGAACCACACAAACAGTTAATATGGAAGAAGGTGCACTATTTAATATAGGTGCGGGTGGCGACAAGTATATGTCATTGATACAGTATGCGAGAGTTAAAAAAGTTGATCTTGAAGAAGAGTTTCATAAAGGTTGGGATCAAAGTTTAAATAAACAACAACTGCTGGTGCTGGACAAGGCTTTCAAGGATTATAAAAGAGCAAATCGTAAAGTTGATTTTATTGACATGATAGAAAGATTTATATGGCAAGAGACATCTCCCGAGTTTGATTTACTTATCATAGACGAGGCACAAGACTTGGCTCCACTGCAATGGCAGATGGTTCAAGATGTATTAGTTCCTAACTCTAACGAAATTGTCTACGCTGGAGATGATGACCAAGCTATATATTCTTGGATGGGTGTTGATGTAGAAAACTTTCTTAATGCTAGTAGTGATAAAATTATATTGGATCAATCGTTTCGTGTTCCGAAACATCCATTTGCTTTTGCAAAAGGATTAACCGATCAAATCACGAAACGAGAAGATAAAGAATGGAAACCAAAGAATGAAAAAGGTTTTGTTACATGGCATAATGATGTTCTTGATGTTGATTTCAGACAAGGCGAGTGGTTAATTCTTACAAGAACTAACTACATAGCCAATAAAGTTTGTCAAAAGTTAAGAGACGAAGGTTATGTATTTTGGAGAGAGGGCGAGGGTTGGTCTGTATCTATTAATGTATTGGTATCGATAGAGGTGTGGATAAAACTACAACGAGGAGCAACAGTACCTGGAGATTTACTTAAACCTTTTTCAAAACTTATTGATCCTAAATATATACAAAGATCGGGCAGAAGAATTATGAACTCTTTATCAGAAGATGAAGAGTATACATTAGTTGATTTAAAAAGATTATGTGGCTTTGAAGCAAATAACTTTGTAACATGGCAGAACGTCTTAAAAGTATCTGAACAAGTTGCTGCATACATAGTCTCTGTACGAAGGAGAGGCGAGAAAATTCTCTCGGCTGATCCTAGAATCCGTGTATCTACAATTCATAGAGCAAAAGGTGGAGAAGCAGATAATGTAGCATTATTATTAGATTCAACGAAGGCATGTGTGGAAAGTCCAGACCAAGATGCCGAGAGAAGAGTATGGTATGTGGGTGTAACTCGAGCAAAGAAAGAGTTACACATAGTATGTAAATCGGGACAATATGGATTTGAGTTATGAAAAAGAATAGAAAACATTTTTTAGATGAGGCAGAGAAACTAATCAATGGTCCGAGAGCCAAAGAGTATGGGCCTGCTAAATTTAATCATGAAAGAATAGCCAAGATATGGTCTGTTATATTGGCAAGAGAAGTTACGGCACAAGAAGTTGTGGCTTGTATGGTTGGTGTAAAACTAGCTAGACTAGCAGAAACGATAGAACACGATGATAGCTGGATCGATATTATCGGGTACGCTGCGTTAGGTGGAGAAATTATTAATGACAAGTGACCAATACCACTTATTGGAACAAGACATAAAAGATGTGGCATGGGGTAATGTCGATTCAGATTGGACACCACCCGAAGCTATACCCGATCTATCACAGTATGACACGATAGCTATTGATCTGGAGACAAGAGATGAGAATCTTTTAAAACTAGGACCTGGATGGACTAGAAAAGATGGACATATAATAGGTATTGCAGTAGCAGCTGGAGAAAGTTCTTGGTATTTCCCGGTTGCACATACTGTGGGTAACATGCCCAAGAACGCAGTATATAAATGGCTTACTAAATTATGTAGTGATACTACAAAAACTTTCGTGTTCCACAATGCGTTGTACGATTTAGGTTGGTTACGAGCCGAGGGTATAGAAGTTAAAGGCAAGATAAGAGATACAATGGTAGCAGCGCCATTGTTAAATGAGAACAGAAGGTATTACAATCTTAACTCTTTGGCAGGCGATTATCTAAAGACATACAAAGACGAGAAGATGTTAAGAAGTGCAGCAGAAGAATTTGGTGTAGATCCAAAGTCTGGTATGTGGAAGTTGCCACCTCGTTATGTTGGTGCATATGCAGAACATGATGCAGTTATAACTTTGAAACTTTGGGATTACTTGCGAAAAGAAATAACCAAAGAAGAGTGTACGGGTATCTTTAATTTAGAAACAAGACTTACACCATTGCTTTTGGATATGAAAACAAATGGTGTACGAGTGGATTTACGAAGAGCCGAGCAAGTTAAGAAAGAGTTAGTGACGTTAGAGAAATCACTTGTAGAGGAGATAGTCAAAGAGACTGGAGTCACGGTTGAACCTTGGGTCGCTACATCTGTAGCAAAGGTCTTTGATGCTATGGGACTTGCGTATTCTCGCACAGAAAAGTCCGGGGCCCCCGCGTTTACAAAACAGTTTCTTGCAAATCATCATCATCCTATTGCGAAGAAAATTATAAAGATAAGAGAGATTAATAAAGCCAACACGACTTTTATTGATACAATTCTTGAACATTCTCATGATGGTAGAATACATTGTGAATTTCATCCTTTACGTTCTGACGGTGGTGGTACTGTCACTGGACGTTTTAGTTCTTCTAATCCTAATTTACAACAAATACCAGCAAGAGATCCATATATAAAAAAATTAATTAGAGGT